CTATTTTATAGGATTACCATAAAGAACTATTTCAGCAGAACCGCCCGCCTTATAATTTCTCAATGTGAACTCGTAATTATCACCGCTAGTATCCGACAAAGCTCTAGGGATAGTTCGTAAATCATCAATCAAATGATACGCACAGATAGCAAGTGCGGGCATGCCTGATCTAATACATCGTTCAGCGCCTCGTAGTGCGCGTATTTCTGAACCTTCCATATCCATTTTTATAAAATCAGGTAATTCACGTAGAGTACTATCGAGTGTTGTTGTGTAGATTTGCGTGGACTCGGCTTCATATTCATGACACACTGTGCCATCTGAAAGTAGTGTAGCTCCTTGGTCTTGTCCAGAAATATTGACAGTTGATTCGGAGTCCCAGAGCCCTTTTGGAATGATATGTACATCCCTAATTTTAGAATACTTTTCTCGTAGTACAGCTACCGATTCAGGAAATGGCTCAAAAGCGTAAATTGACGCGTAGTCATCGCCATACGTTTTTAAAAAGTTATCTATTGAACCTCCAGTATATGCACCGCCGTCTACATAAACTGGCTCTGTTGGTTTGTCCAAAATATCCCATTCGAAGTATTTTGGCGTTTGCTTCACCTCAGTCAAATCTGATTTATTCCATGATATACGGTAGTTAAAGATAGATACTAAGGTCCTTCTTGATTTTTCATCCCGTAGCCTTTCCATCAACCATTGATAGTCATCCGCGTATTCTGAAATCTCCTTCATCCATGCCCATTGAGTTGCGTTTTTATTGAAAACTCGCTCAGCAACAGGTGCGGGAGTCGTCCGTGGGTCTGTGTCATGATCGGGCCACATCATACGAGCTAATTCTTCAGGTTCAGTCTCTTTAGCTGTACTCAAAAAATCTTTGAAATTGTGTTGGTTCAATCTATCCATTACTCCTCCTGTTATGGCGCCAATAGGGATTTAATTTGTTTAATAATGTAACATTTTATTGATAATTAGTAAATACAATGTTTCAAAAATAATTGACAATACTTAATAATATGTTTAATATTGGCGAATGAGAGGTGAGATGGAGCAATTCAGGCTATGAGTGAGAGATGTAAAAAAGTCGATGCTTTTTTAGATATGCGCAAAGATGGCATAGAAGAGGATACAAAAGTTATTCTAGACAGAATTATTCCAATACGAAAAAAATATGAGACCGCAGCACGCATGGGCTCAATAGCCACTAATGAAATAAACTCTCGAGCATTCTATGATGTCGCACTCCGCCCATACTTCTTAAAGGGCCGACTCTCTAGAGGCTCCGATGAAAGAGTATTTGTTCCAGACGTAAATTACTATAACAATTTTATCAATGCACTAACTAACGAAGGTGCTGAATTACGCATGTACGTAAGACTTTTGCAGTCTCGTCCAGGAATTGAGCAAAATGATACAACAGTCTCTTACTCAACGCTAGAATTTTTATCATCGTGGATATCTAGAATACAGGCGGCGCATGAACTTGGAGTAAACTTTGCGACATCAATCGTGGATGAAACACAGGCTTTTGAGAGTGGAGAACTGCTAGGATTTAGCGAGGGGAACATATTTGATTCATACGCTATTATAGATAAGCTCAAACGTGAGATGCTTAAAGACAACGTGTCAGATTTAAAGGTGACGCCATTTTCTAACCAGGGAAGGTTATTTAGAGAGCCTACAGGTATTTCGGTATTGAAAGACATATATGATAATATTATTGATGAAAAGATTAGCGTTACAGAGCAGCAGTTGTCAAGTGGTGCAGTAAACCTTGACACGCTACGCGTGGTTGCATTACAAAAATTACGTGCTGGCGATATATTTACTTCAATCCACGCTAACTCTGATTTTTGTTACTTAGATGATTTTTCTGAAGAGGAAGTGCGTGAAACCCTAGCTATGTCTGAAAGTTTTTTTGCAGCGCTTGCAATGCGTCCTTATGTAGAGGATTTTTTACAGACAGAGACTAGCATCGATAGGGCTGCCTATCCAGAATATTTTAGTGACAAGAAGATTATACCAGCTGGCATCACTAAATCTGCGGGTAGACTTTCTGTACATGCATGTATGAAGCAAGTGTCGGGCCAGGTTCATACCCCGGGCTATGCAATTCCCGCGTACAATAGTAAAGACAAGTTTTTAGGCCTACTAAATTATACAGAAGTATATAACAGAAAATATGATTTAATAAATGCCGATACCGATCTACCTGAGGGCGTAAGACAACGAGACTAAGCTGACACTTATTAAACATATCAATCCAAAATCGAGTATAAAATCAGTATATGGAGGGATTATTTATCAGTGGTTGAATATCATTAAGGGTCTTCACAATAAGATAGGGCTGTATTCTTTGATAAACTCACGCTAACCGAAATACTCTGAATATACATAATTGCATGTATTTGCAACAGCATTTAAATATGACCTATATTCGTCAAGCTTGTCTTTATCAAGTTTATAGTACTTAAGGCTGATTTCCGCGTTCGGCGAACTGGTGGCGTCGATAGAACTAGACACGAAGCCGTCTTTAGTCAAGGATGGCCACTTTGCATGCGCAATAATATTTCGTATCTCTCCAGCTCGCTTTAAATGTTTCTTAAGTTGTCTGACGTCTTTGGTGTATTGGCTGGGATTCTCTTGTACGGGAAATATTCTGAGTAGGTTTATATAAGTAAGCAGCTTTTGTTCATATGTCATAGGGTGAGTAATGATCATACCTAATTGGTCGGTTCTTTCGCTTATTAGTGAATATAGATGATATTCAAGATTACTTTCTAGCTCACTAAATATCACTAAACACACGCCTATAGACGGCGCTAGATTGTTTATTATTATGTCATACCCATCGTAACCATCACTATCTAGTTCGGCGTAGTCGAAGTAATTGTATTGTTCTGCTGGTATGCTTCTTTGCGCAATATCAATCGGTTTAGTATCTAGCTGTTTGCTGGGGCTTAAGCTATCAAATAGGCGTAGAGGTGCTTTAATCATTAGTTGTATTATACCCTGAAAGCAGCTTTTTACTAGAATCGATGATATCACATAAACAAACCCTGGAAAGGGTTCATTGAATTGAATGATTTCGTTTGTGGTGCGGGGTGATATAGAATGTTTACACGAAATAGAAGCTGAAATCTGTAGATGGGAGGATATTCTCCACATTGATTACGTGAGATATTTGAGAGGAGAGCTTGATATATACCCGATAGAGGAATTACACTTAATATAGGTAAACAAAGTTATGGCTATTGTTGATGGAATTATTTACCCAGAGTTACACAAGAGACTATATGTACACGATAGTCTCACTATACTCATAGCGAGAGACAAAAAGCTGTATAACGCATTAATAAAAGATTTAAGGGTACTACGTGCGTATCTGGAGGACATATCGATAAACTTGCAGATAAAAGTATCATTTGCAAACTCTATAGATAAGAATACACTTGGCGAGAATCTAAGGAAGGATGACGTAGACGTAGCCCTGATTGATGAAGGTGTATTTAATGATAAAGATAAGATTTCCCTAATTCGCTATACGCAGATAGTGCATACAAAAGAGGAGCTGGTGGAAGAGATAGGGGCATTTTTGGTGGGCAACGAAATATATTGGAATTTTGATAGTCCAGTTTGGCATGGTACATCACTATCTCGCTACACACTGGGACAGGGTATAACTATCAAAGCTCAGGAGTTCTTTGATTATATACAAAGTGAAAAACTGTCGGAAAAGTTGACGGCAAGGGCTAGGTATCTTTGGGTAAAAACTAATCTTTTATCCTATTCCAGAGATTTACTAACTTACGTATTACAGTTACGTCGCAAGACGTGTCGTCGTGGATATAATGAGCATCAAAACTTTAATATAGAAATTAATTACCACCTGACAAATTTCTACTTCTTGATGGCGAGTGCTTTTGACATAGTCTCAAGGTTCTTAAATGAATATTACTCACTAGGGATTAATGATTTCAAAAAGCTTGCACTAGAGAAAAAGACCATGTTAGATAGACTTAAAGAAAGTGCCCCTGACTTATATATTTTCGTTAGTGAAACCGAAAATAATAAGTGGATATCTTGGCTGAAAAGACGACGTAATTATATTGCTCATGATGGTGGCGTAGGGCATGCCCCTTTGGTAAAGGAAAAGCAAGTTAAGCTAACTGATAAAGAGGTCTCAGATATCGTAGACACTCAGGCAGACTGGGGGCGTCTTGCTATTATTTTGCCACAAGCTGTATATGACCAACACAGGCAGTTAGCAAAAGAAATGGTAAGGTTGAAGAATGATTATGAAGTAATTGCAGAAGATATAATGGTAGTTGAAAGTAAGGATGGTTCAGAGATATTCTCCCCTCTCATCTCTATTCACTATGATTATGATAAATTCTCGCAGATAGTCGACAATATTATGGGTATTATCTTACGTAATCCAAGGGTGGAAAAATGAGTAGGAAAAATCATTTTCGAGCGATGTTACTCGGCTTAGCTATTGGTGACGCCCTCGGTGCTCCTATTGAACACGGTTACACAAGTGATGAGATTGTCGCTCGTAAAGAAGAATTGCGTCATATGCACGATGAAGCACACTTTCCTCGTGGTGTCTGGACAGACGATACTTCTATGGCATTATGTTTAGCAGATAGCTTGCTGGAATGTGGCGGCTATGATTCGTGGAATGTTATGGATAAGTATTGCAAATGGCAATCAGAGGGCTACCGCTCGTATTTTGACTATGGCGAGGGTATCGGCATGCAAACGCTCATCATGCTGGATATGTACGCTAGCGGTTACGCTATTGTTCACAAAACGATGAATCGGAGCGATGGTGCTGGCAACGGCGTTGTAATGCGTCTCGCGCCAGTCGTGATAGCTGCCTACGGCAAACGAGATATTCGTGACGTGATACGACTTGCTCAAGTCTCTGCTAGAGAAACGCATTACTCCTATGAGGCTGAAGCTGCTGCTGAAGTATTTGCTGCCATACTACACAACGCTATCCATCTAAAAGACAAAACAGATATTATAGATGTTAGTAAGTATAGTACTGGCGCACACTACGACCAGCTGCTGAACAAGCTAAAAGAGAGAGTCGAGACGGATAAGCTCAAGAATAAGCCTGGGTATGTCGTATACACACTCCAGGTAGCTTTATGGGGCTTTATGAACTATGACACATTTGAGGATGGAATGTTAGCAGTTATGTGTCTGGGCGGTGACGTCGATACAACTATGGCGGTGTACGGGCAATTAGCTGGTGCATACTATGGACTTGATGCGATACCGAATGAATGGCGGCGTGATGTTTATCAAGGGAATGATATTATTGAACTAGCAGATAAACTAGCCGCAATGGACGATTGCCCTGTCCTGTATACACGGTTCGAGGAAGATGTAACTTAATACAAATTAGGAAGAGAATGACTATATGAACAAAACAACATTAGAAACCGCTCAGCAGCTGCTAGCCACAAAAGAGTTTAGTTACAAGGATATTAACCCAAGCGAAAGAGGAATATTCCTAGCGGCGCTTATTGAGAATGGTAAAGTCGCCAAAGAAGGAACTAACCACCACTCAAATATCCCCAAAGGAACGCTGATTAGTGAGTGGTATTTACGACATAAGTTAGGGCTAAGTGGAGCAATAAAGCACGACCTATACACTTCGCTTGAACTATGGGAGTTAGATGATAAGCGATATCAAGTTATCTATTACAAAACCTTTGGCTTAGGTAATTATGCTGAAACAAAATCAGAATTCTATGACGATAAAGACTCTGCTCGGGCTCGCCTTGACGAAGAATCCCGTAAGCTTGAAACGGAAGTATCTCGCCTTAAGCGATAGAGTTTAGCGTAGGTCGCCTACTGCATACTAATCATATATGACACCAGCTACTTTTTGTGGATGGATTGTTGTATAATAAAACAGTCTAAGCCATTAATTACGCTCAAGCTTGAGTGCTTTGTTGCATGGAAAGCCTTAAAAACGGCACCGTGCAAAACATTTAGGCTTTAAGGCTTGAGTGTGGATAAATGGCTTAGACACCTAGTACGGTGTCGTTTTTTTATTTGACACCAAAATAAAGAAAGGTGCTCAATGCAATCAGCAATCGCATTTGGAATATTTATTGCTATAGTGGGGTATTTTATTACACGCTCTGAGGATAAGAAAAAGGAAGAGGAACAAAAAAAGATAAACGATAGAATAAACGATTCAAGAAGTATGTTAAAAGATTCAATCGTTAAGCGAGCGGCGGCATTCAACGTCACGGACTATACGAATGAGGAGCTTGATTTTATATGTGATATAGTGCAAGCGTATGGAGGGAACGAAGGGTTATTAAAGGCAAAGCAAGAACTTGATACTGTTCCAGATGATAAAGTGGAGGGTTTCTTGGTGCAAATGGAAGTAGCTCATTTCAAACATTTAATAGACAATCAAGAAAGACAACGAAAACGAGATGATGAAGAAGCGTGGCAAACAGTACTAAATGATTTTAAGAGGCTAAATCCTGCCCAGCGCAAAAAACATCTAGCATATCTAAAGAAATATCATAGTGATGCATTGAGTCGTGAGCAACTACATGTCCTTGCGTTGCTATGTCTTGGTGAATAGAATTTTATTAAAGGAGCTACAGTATGCAAATCAAAAAACGCCACACTCTATCAATTAATCACTCTAACACATCTTCTAGTCGCCACTCTAGTAGCGATTTTACCTCGATTTTATACGAATCACCGTGGGAACGATTTGTTGATAAGACGAAACCTCTCGTGAAAATACTAATCGTTGTAACTATTATTGGCGGCTCAATCTATGGTGGTACAATATTGTTCGGCAATAAAGACAGCAGCAAACAATCTACCGAATACGCCAGCAATGATACAGACCACCAAAGCGATGACAAAGAAAAGCTCCATCAATGCTTAGACGACGTAGCAAAAGCAAATCCGTCACCTGAAACGAGTGACCCTGAATTTTATAAGAAACTTATAGATGGTTACGATAAAAGGCTTGGCTGTTATGAAAAGTACCCAGGTATTGATTTAGCTGGTAAGTCTCAAGTGGAAGAAAACAGAAAAAGCGCTATTGATTCATCTGGGACGTACAAGGATACTTATTTAGCTAGCGGAGGCAGCTATAGCTACACGACTTCATCCAATCACGTAAATCCTACGACCGGCTGTAGTTATACGCTAAGCGAGAGCGAATATATAAAGTGTACCGATAGCTACAACTCGAAGAATGGTACAAGCGTCAGTAGAACGCCTCCACCTACTACCACAAGCCCAGCTCCTGCATTGCCAGAACCATCAGCGCCTGGTTATGTACACACACCTAGCAACCCTTCTTCGGACAATAGTCCGTCAAATGGTGGATATGACAGGTCTTATTGGCAAAGAGTTTGTGAAACACAAGTCCGGCAAAGCTTTGGTGGAACTGGATTGGTGCAGTCACAAAGAGATAAGGCAGTTGCACATTGTATGCATGAGCATGGATATTAGGGCTAGATAAATCACTCAACCTTTTTGCTCCGCCCGGTCCTATAATAGAGGTAGGAGTTTAGAGTGCAGAAAAATCAATTATACCAAGAAACCAATATGTCTACCGCTACAAACCAAGCGGTGAATGGTCGTGATGAGAATGGTAGATTTGCTATTGGTAATAAGCCTACTGTTGGCTTTCATACAAACCCAGAAAGGCGGAGCGATGGCAGATGGCGTAAAGAGGATAGCGTCACCTATCAATACAGGCGTATGTTAGCGATGACTGATGATGAGCTTGAGGCTTTTATCCCTGAGACACAAGCGCAGAAGATAGCTAAAATGCGTATTATGCGTGCAGTTCGTGATGATGACAAATCGCTAGCTGAGACAAAAGAAATAACCGACCGAACAGAGGGCAAGACTAGACAATATATCGGTATTGAGACCGACGAAAAAGCCGTACCAATTATTAGGGGATTTGTTATACCTACGCTTCCAGATGGGTATATTGATAAGCATATTGCCAAGGCAAGATGAAGAAAGTTGATAATTACAGTCTGCAGACAAACGTATCATAAACTTAGTATAATACTAAAGTGAGTATGAAAAACAATGTAAGCTCCTCTTCTGAACCGGTGACGCCAGCCGAGTATTTTCTTCGTGATCTGTTTATGGACGAGGATTTCGTGGCTATCAGAAAGGAGTTTAACAAAGAATTGAGACAAGTCGACCTAGGTCTTTCTCAGCTTATAGGCAGAAGTACTAGCCCAAGATCTGAGAAGATATTAAAGAAGTATTCCAGGATTGTATCTGAGCAATTTGCTATTACCGATGATGTAGCCAGGAAAGGTTTGCTGCATCACAAATATCTCTCACTGTGGAGTCGTAAACGAACACCGAGCGTTGAAGTCGATGGCAATAGTTTGTTAATCCGTATAGGAGCCAATACAAGACTGGCGGATATTCGAGAGTCTTGGTCTCATATACATAGCCTACAAAAAGAGCTACCAGGCTATGAAGGTAGGAAATATACTTCGTCGACTTCTCTTGCGTACGCAATACATAAACAGCTATTGCGAGGTGTGTCGTATGCTGATATACATAAGGAGTATCAATGGGGTCGACTAGAGGGGTACTCTGGTAGCAATAATAGTCAGTACAACGATTTTGTGAAACATTATAAGGATGTTGTAAAGGGGCTAGTAGAAACTTCTAGTTTCCCCAATACATAGGCTATCTCTTGTTCTATGCTTAAAGCATGTCAAGTGAGAAAGTTCAGAGCATAGAGGAAGCAGCATACGATTACGCTACTTTTCTCTATAATCTATATACCGACGAGCTTGACAATGATAAAATTAATATTGGACAGAACAATGCAGCACCAAACGTTATCAACTAATTTATTGATGGTGGCGGGGGCTTTTTAGGTTATGCATTGACCTTGTCCAAAAAGTCCCCTCCACCCTCTATAAGGAGGTTGTATGAAGCAACTAAAAGCAATAGCGTTTTGCCGGGTGTCAACGGCTGAACAATTACTCGGCGGCAGTCTTAATCGCCAAGAAAAAGCAGTACTAAAAACAGCTGAGGAGCTTGGTGTCGTAGTGCCCAAGGAATACTGGTGGTCCGGTAATGTTTCAAGTAAACGAGGGACAAACTTGAAACGTAAAGACCTCAACGAGGCATTGGCAGTATGTAAAAGAGATAAGAGCATTAAGTATGCAATTGTTGATGAGCCAGATAGGTTCATGAGGTCTATAGATGAGGCAATGTATTTTGAAGTTGTTTTTAGAGAGCTTGGGGTTAAGGTCTACTACGCTAATGACCCTGAATTGAATACAGACAGTATGTCAGCAAAGTTGATGAAGTTCTTACATTATTTTAAAGCCGAAGGTAGTAATGAGGAGCGTCAAAATAAATCAATTGCTGGACTACGGGAGTCTTTGTTGCTGGGGAAATATCCATTTCAGCCGCCAGCGGGCTATCAAAAGGGACGAATAAGCGGCGTCCCTGAAATTGACCCCGTGAGAGGTTTGCTGCTGAGGCAAGCTATGCTATCAATAGTTGACCGGCGTGCGACTCCAACAGAAGCTCTCGCCTGGCTTAACACGACAGACTTCGTTAAGGGTAAGTCAAAATATAAAATGGATAAATTCAGGAAGCTGTGCACAAATCCGTTCTATGCTGGTGTGGTTGAAATGCACAAACAAGTGGATATCAGAAATGAAAACGGGCTACATGAGCCACTCATAACGATGGATGAGCATTTGCAGCTAGTTGATATATTTACCAAAAAGAAGAAAAATCAATCTGGTCCGAGAAAAAATGGTAATCCAGAATACCCACTATCAAATATAGTATCTTGCTTGAAGTGTCAAGATAAAAAATATCACAGATATGTCGGCTTTAAGGTGAATAATGGCGTCAATAAAAAGCTTATTTACCATAAGTATCGCTGTCGGTCGTGCGGGCATTACTTCACGAGAGATGAGCTGCACATGAAGGCAATGATGTGTCTCTATCGACAGGACATGACGAGCGACGGCAAGAAGCTACTCGTATCATCGCTTAATAGAATATGGACAGAGCGTAGAAAAAGCAGTTCGTTAGAAAAGGCGCAAATGCGGAGAGACATACAGACCCTAGAGAAGCAGGTCGATGAATTGGTCGAGGCTGCCATTGCGCCTCAAAATTCTCCTATAAAAGACGACATTATGAAAAAGATAGCGACACACAAGAATAAGCTTGTTGAGTTAGAAGATAGGATTGAGTCTCTGGAAGACATAAACGAACAAGACAAGGCTCGATTCATGGAGTTTGCCCTGGAGAGGGCCGAGCAAATGTGGCGACATTTTTTGCAGTTACCAAAAGATAAGCTACTACAGTGTAAACAATTGCTAATTCCTGCTGGATTCTGGGTTGATGAAAATGAAAATGTTTACACTCCCGAAATTAGCGTACTTTACAGATTAGCCACAAACAAAAAAGACCTTTCAGAGCTTGAAAAGTCTTTCATGGTGCGGGTTAGGAGACTCTAACTCCTGGCCTCTTCCATGGCAAGGAAGCGCTCTAACAACTGAGCTAAACCCGCATAACTTTTGTTATGCATCGTAGATAAGGTACCAAATCCTGTGAGCTTATCTAACATTTATGATGCAATGTTCTATCTTTCGATCATGAACTTAGTATAGCAAACAAAGCCGCTTATGTCAATAAGCAGTGGCTGTTTTATATAATTACCCCTTATATTTCGCCGTGGGCGCGGTCGTAAATGGCTCGTAATTGCGGATTTGTGTAGTGCGTGTAGACCTTGGTTGTATTTAGATCGGCATGTCCCATGAGGTCACCAATGTAGCGTAAATCGACACGCTTGTTTAACATCTTCGTGGCAAAGCTATGACGCAGGGCGTGCGGTCTAATGCCAACGAATTGTCCATCAGAGCGAGCGCAAGCTGCCTCAAACGCATTACGGACGTTGCCTGGTGTCATTCTCTTTTCGGTTTGGTATGAAATGAATAATGCTGGATTATTGTCGGTGCGAATTTTTAAGTAGTCTGCGATACACTTTTCGGTCTGAGAATCAATAAAACATATTCGTGAGTCTCGGCTTTTACCAACGATAGTGAACTGGCGATTCTTAATAGAATTACGATTCAGAGAGCACACCTCGCTAATGCGTATACCTGATGAGAAGATCAGTCTGCCAATGGCAACATTACGCAGCCTATTAGCATTACAGTAGCCGCGCCGCTTCATGGCTAGGACGGAAATAAACTCTTCAACTTCATCTTCGGTTGGAATATCTAGGGTGCGTTTTTCTCGCTTAGGTATTTTAATATCTTCAGTGTCGAATAATAGCTGGCGACCCTTGCGCTGGCAGTATTTGAAAAAACACTTGAGGCAAACTATATAGCCTCTGACAGTATCTGGCTTCTGGTATGAGTAGAGCATCTCACGCCATTTTCTGGTATCTTCTAGAGATACGGAATCGATAGGTTTGTTCCCTAAGAAATTGATCAGTAGTCTGCAAAAGCACTGGTAACGCTCTATGGTTTTGCTGCTCCTGTCGCATAATATGACTTCATCTCGCAAAAAGTCACTAAAACAATCTGAAATATTATTCATCATGAAAAACTCCACTGGTCTCTTTATAAAGATCGTTATAATGAAAGATTTACTAAAATAGTTCTTTATAGAGCTGTTTATTGGCTAAAAAATATAAAAATCATGCTTAATACCCACCTTTCTTAAAAAATAATACAAGAATCGGTTAGGATTCAGTGTGACAAAGTCTTATTATTTGAAAATATAAGCATTTTGTTATATAAAAACAGAGGTCAGACAGCAAGAAACACACGGTCGTCGCCGTGTTAGGGAAGAGAATCAAACAGCTCTATAGCAGTAAATTACCAGCTATAGACTTACGCTGTTTTTTAAGTTCAGTCAGCTTCAATAATCCAGCTGGATTTATCCGCTTCATCTGTTTAGCTACTTTGGCGTCATGAACCTCCTTAGCGTGTTCAGCTATTCGCCGTGCGATGTATTTAGCCAGCATCTTCACAGAGGCTATCATGTTTTCGCACGACCATACTTTAGCTAGCCATCGCTTTGGGTCTTTCTTGCGTGCAGCTTGAATCAGGCTCTCTTCGAACTCTTTGGGATAGCGTATCTGCCGGTTTCGAAACATAGGTAGGTACGCGTCGTTTGTTATTAAATCTGATGCTTTGCCAAGCCTCTTACGCAGGGTCTTGACACGAGGATCAGAATCCTTATTACCGTCCACTAATTACCCTCAAAACTTTTACTATTTTAGTGTCGGGACAAATGAAAACCCCGCACCAAAATATGGTGGCGAGGTTCAACTAATGGGTTTAGCTTACTACCACCATAGCAGACGATTGCGAGAATAATCAACATTTTGTGAAAAAATGTCAAAAAACCGCCTCCGAGCTTTCGAGGCGGTTCAGTTGTTTGGAATTTCCGAACAGTTCAATTATGGCTGTATTTTTTGTCCTGGATAAATCAATCCACGGTTAGCAATCCCATTTCGCTCAGCCAGCCGCTGTGTATAGCCGCTATTACCAAATAGCCCGCTCGTGCCGTGCCAGCCATTTCTCAATGCGATGTCGCCGAGCGTATCACCCCGCCGCACAACGTAGCTACCAGTGCTTCGCTGAACGTAGCCTGTCGAAGCCGGCGCGCTGATTCGCGGTGCTTGTGCTGCTACGCGTGAGTTGACGGCTGCTTGCACTTCGGCTGGATTATAGCCAGTGGCTTGTAGTCGCGCTATGCGGTCATTGCCGCTACCGTACACACCTCTTAATACATCAGCCACCACTTGGTCATTCACTGCTTTTGAGCTGGCTGCTGGCACTGCTGGCGCGCTAGCAGTGCCGTTCCAGATATTCGGGCGGTAGTAACCTATGATTGAGTTGCGGTAGCTGCCCAAATCCATCAGATTAAATTCATTGCCGACATAGATATTGCCTGAGCCTTGGTTTTGACCGAAAAACTTGCCTTGGTAATACATCGCAACATGTCCATACGTGCCACCTCCGAAGATTGCCCAGTCACCATCCTTCATACCGGCTTGTCCGCCATGCCATGTAAAGCCAAGTGCTTGGATTTCGCTGACCTGATTGGCGTATCCACTTGCGCCGCCTGTTCTGGTAGCTACGACGCGGCCGCTCAGGCTAAACATAAATTGCTTAAAGCCCGCTACGCACTGCATGCCGTAGCCCTCGTTAAAGCCGCGGCCATTCATGGCGTTTACGAACGCCGCAGGACTGGATAGGTCAGTCTTGTAGTAGACGCCCGACCCCATTTGCGCTAGCTCTTTGTCAGGAGCTTCGCAGCCCGAGCCAGCGTCCTGTGGCACATCTAGTCCCATAATGCCAGCAATCGCCGTCTCGCGTTTCTTGGCTAGCTCGCATAGGGCTTTTTCAGTTGCTTTGGAATACTTGGCTTTTGAACCGTCTAGCGTAATACTGCCATCTTCAGCTTGCTTGCCGGTAATGACGAATGTCGCCGACAACACTACGACTGCCGCCACTAGAATTACAGCAAGGCGGTTGGCGAGATAATTCTTAAACTTCGATACTATTCTCTTCATTGCTACTTCTCCTCAGTGCCATACACACCGCGAGCTTCACGCTCAGCTTTGCGATTAGCCAGCCACATGATAGCTTCCTCGATTTTTGTAAGAGCCACACTGTTTTCGCGGCACGGCAACTCTCGATTGTAGCTTGCTAGTTTTGCGTAAGCGACAATAAGCAAGTCCTCAATAAATACACCGTTGCGTTCTGTGGTAGCTGTGCCGCCAGTTTGAAACTTGATTTTCAGTACTTCTTTGCCGCCGATATTAAGAGAAACTTCATCGCCTGGTGTGCCGCGATTCAGTTCATTATGCAATTCTTCTAGCGCGTTATATTTGGTAGTTTCCATTATTTTGACTCCTTCTTATCTTGATCATTTTTCTGATTTGTCACACCCAAAAAGTAGATGTTGACACCACCGGCAAACAGCAATGCCGTACTTGTCAGCTGCTTGGCAACCGCCGCAAAGCCCCAAATATCGCCAAGACCCTGCACGACGAATGCGCCGAATGACAGTAATCCAACCGCGATTGACAGCTGTCTTGTAGTTTTCTTTTCTAGTTTCACCTTAAACCTCCTTGGTTATTATTATTGCTTCGAAAAATCAGGTAGAGAATGAGCGAGATTGTAATGAGGGATATTGATAGAGTGATCATTTCTTTGCCTCCGCCTCTAGCCGCGAATTGACATAGTGATTAGTTTTATTGATCTCGTCTTGGGTCTTCTGTATTTGAGTAGTTATCTGGCTATTGTAAAGTTGGAATAATATTGCTGCGATTATAATCTTACCGATTTCCTGGACCATTGCGTCATTGAACCATTTACCGAGCTTTCCGGTGAACGTAGCAGCATTGACGTTATTCTGTCCTTCCAGAGTATTTAGACGATTATCGTAACTCTCTTTCATAGCAGAGACGAGAGTGGCTAGTTCATGGTGTTCAGAACGGCTAACATTATCTTGGCTGGCAAGTGTTCGTTTTATCTCGTCAACAGCCTCTTTGACATGCTTTACGTCTGATTTCATTTCGCCAAATTCTGTTAAGTCTATTTCTTTCATTTGCTATCCTTTGCCAAAATAAAAGACTGCCGCTGATCACCATTAGATCAAATTGGCAGTCTCTACATTGTAGCTAACTGATTGTATTATATATTGTGAGGCGTGATTTTATCAATAAAACAGACAAAATCGTGCAACATCGATTTTACGTCACTTATTTCGCGAGCATTAAAACCCTCTGATATCATTAGCGAGATTCTTAGCCTGGGTAATGGACTTTCGGTTACTCTCTGTCGTATCGGGTCGTTAGTATTCGCGTCAGTAGAGGGAACTGGCAGCTTGAATATTGGGTCTGGAGGTGTTGGCGCAAAACTACCAGCCAAATATCGTCCAGACTCTCGACTAAAAACAGCTAATATTGTCCTGACGGCATTGAACTCCGGAAGGTTAAACGGACATGCAGTCCTGCGCTTATATCCTTCCGGCAGCATAACATACGCAGCGTCTAGCTCATTTAATGAATGGTACGGCTCAGGAATTTGGTATACAACACAACCTATAGATGCTACAGATTAAATTGAGCCTATGAATCTCATACTGAATTCACTGACTGCACTTTCACCACCGTAATTACGCTGGTCGCTACAGAAGGCTCGTATATTGATTTCATCATTCTTTTTTAAGAGCAAGTCGACAGACAAACTTGGTCGTGGCAAGTGTCGGTCGTTATCCGTACCTCTAGTGCGGGCAGATTCTTTAATCATCTCACCATTCTTAAATATGCTTATATATGCAGTATATTGAGAGAAGAAGCCGGTTTGCGCTATACTTGTTCTTGCGTCGATATGGTAAACACCGTCTTTGGGTATTTTAGCTGTAAATGTCTTCGTGTCGTACATTTTTGCAGAGTCATAGGCGACATTATCGTATTTTACGATAGTAGACTGATTTTGTGGCAGGACTTCCCACTTAGACGTAGTGGCAGAAAACATTGGCATGGTCGTAAAATCGATGTTTTCTGACTTGATCTTGCCGATTGTGGTTTTTCCATCATCCTCTACCACAAGCACACCACTCTTAGTACCTCCGTTGATAGAATCGAGAGGTATAGATTTTTCTTTTGGCTTGCCTTCGGGCGTTAAGATCGATGACATGCCATCAATCAAATCGTTATGCAGAACCGACGTCGAGATATTGTACTCAACCACAGCACCTTGCTCGTGCGGCATAGCCGGGGCAGTACGCCCTCGAACAGCGTTAGTGCCGTTGTTTCCAGATATCAGGACCGTGACGACTTCCATTTTGTCAGGAGTCTTTTCACCAGCGGCGTCAATTCTATCGATGACAATATCAATACACGTACTGGTTTCCGCACCTACAGTAGACGACAATGGGATAGTTGTGTCCGTGTCGCTGATTGACGCGCTTAATGTTGTAGGCGGTATGTTTGAAGTTTTTCGTAGTTTATCCATTTCATTTTTCCTTTAGTTATTTACTTCTTCCAGCTGGCAGGGTCTGGTACTTTCTTTGGTATGACAACAGATGTGATCGTGGCTATACCATAGGAGGCGTTGCTCGATCTGCCGTCTACTCGGTAGTTATTGACCACCTTATTTATTTTCAGTGATTTTTTGGTACTTGGGTCGCTAAAAGTTACGTGTCCTCCTTCTGTATCGTTAAATGCAAAATCGTTGAATTTATCGCTGTTAAATCCGGTCGTTACCATGGCACTAGAGACCGTAATGTCTTTCAGGGTGTGCAAAACACGTTTCTTACCGGTGCCGCTCACCGTAATGGACAATGATCCGCTCACGCGTAGTAGCTCGATGTAGGTCTTCTTCATCTTTGCCCAGCTCATATGCCCCTTATCGAAGTGGAGCAGTCCTGTCCGGAACGTAGACACAAAAGGCTCGCCGTCATCGGTTATGTACTTTTCGCTAAACTCGACAATTCGATATTTGCCGTTGTTGTCTGGTGTTGAGCGAAGTCCCATCAATCGCTCGCGTCCATCGCTCGGAGTAAAGGTAATAAGCTTCTTGATACCGATAGTCCACGGACGTATCCATGCCTTCAGCTGCAAGTCCAGTATCCAGATTTCATTATTGACCTTGGATTGGGCGGCTGGTACGGCGTCAAATATTTTTCCATCAAAGTGTACACTCGATATCCCGCGGCCATATAGCGGGTTAATACCATCAAAATCTGGGCGAATAGCTAGACTGACCTCTTCGGTACTCAATACGTTTAGCAGGTCAGGTTTAGCGCCAGTGGTATTTTTGCCTCTGGAGCAGGTAAAGAATAGGTTGTTGTCTGCCTCGGTAACTGAGCCGGCGGCGTATGTACCGTAAGAACCGACAACCCGGGCAATATTAGGTACAATGAACGATGTATTACCAACAGTCATTGAGGTGAGTGTAAGCTGGTTTTGAGAGCCCTCACCAGATGCAGTTGTCATAAATACTACGTTTACTGGTTCGCCACGTCCATCACGATAGCTGCGGACGGTGATTGGTATTTCACCAGTACCTTTGTTTATCTCGACCCAGCCGCCGCCGTAGAAGGCATTGAATGCACTGATATATTTACCAACGCCACCCCAGTAGACCTTATCGTCTACACCAACACCAAATATACGGTAGCTTGATCCAGTGATATCACGAAGAACGGGACCGGATGTGGTGTCGGCTACAGGAGCCTCCACGGCTACGTTTTGTGCGGTACGCCCCAAGTCTCGATACGAGTTAGTCGATACCGAGTCAATATACGTTTCATCGTTCGACATATCGCTGTAGTAGATGTTGTAGCGGGTGGCTTTTGGTACGGCATCCCAGGTTAATTCCAGGTAGTCCTCAACTTCGCCTGTCTGGCGCCACTGGTTGCGGATACGGCTGGTTTTTACGGAGATTTCAGCTGATGCCATTGTTTCGCCAACTTCATTGACCGCCGAGACTTTATAAAAGTTGGAATAGCTGCCGGTTGCTAGATTCTTAGAATTGGTAACCTTGAGGTTTTTTGGCGCGTTGATACCTTCAAACTTCTTCACCTTATTATTAGCGATGTCGTAGAACGCCAGAACATCCTTACCATTGACGATGTATACGCAGTCGTCCACTTGATAGAACTTTGCTTCATATCCAGGTGTAAGCTTTTCTCCGGTTGCTTCCTGCCATGCTCCGCCGTTTGATCGCTTGACGACGCCGTCTTCCACGATGATCGCCCATTCTTCTAGCCCACTGGCCGTTGCTAGCATTTTTACGGTGAACTTGTCAAAGCCGTCGGGCATTTTATCTAGAACAGGGAAAAACGTTTTTGTGCCCCAACGCGGATACAGCACACCATCCTGTCTTAGCATGTAGTTTACGGCAGAACGGAGTGTGTTATTCGGTAGGCGTGCCTCGTCTAGATAGCTGTTAACACCACCGCTAAAATTCGGGATGATAATGTTCTGTGTTTTAGCGCTGCCGCCTGTCATGCGTGGAGGAGTCTGTACTGCCATTACCAATCTCCTCCTATCCCAATGTCGCCCTCAAGTCCGCTAAACTGCCCGTCAGGAACTAGCTCATTACGCTGCCGCATATTTGCTAGGAGTATCATGGCGTCACTGTTATATTTCGTGTATAGGTTGGCATCGTCATTTACGAACAGTTCTGCTGTTACGTAGGCTATGGCGAAGTTTGGGTCGCTCATTTCTAGTACATCATCTAGTTTTGTTGGAATAAACGGCTCGCGATAGTATTTAACGATGATAGTTTTTCCAATTTCCTGATCGCTAGATTTTGGTATCCAACCTAGCCGAAGCTTGTGTCCGATTTGTGGATTTCCCAGAATAGTAACAAACTTGCCATCTTCGCCAGTTAGCTGGCTAGGGGACTTTACATATAGAGGCTCTGAGCTGCCCTGTAGGTAGAATCCGCTAGATAGCGAATATCCTTCCGGCAGGTCATACTCGCGCTGTCCAGGTTGAATAGGACCGATATCGCCTACACTAAACAGCTCATTCCATTTAGTAACATTATCCGTTGACCAGCGGCGTACAGCCTTCTGTAGCAGGTTTAGTCGTATTTGCCCGTCCTCATCATTGAGTGCAGGCGCATCCGCTGCTTGTTCGTATGCTACGTGGACACTCTTTAGTATCTCGTTGACTTTCATTCTGAACTCCTTATCTTACGCGCGGCGTTGGTAGCGCCGACTTACTAATTTTGAACTGTGACGGTGCTTTGATACCGGTAACGATGTTCTTGTTTGAACCGACGTTGCCAAGGCTCACATTTGGATCTTTCGCAAAGCCGTATGGACTAGAGAGCTTCATCATCTTGACGTTGTAGTCTGGCACTGAAATTCCACTGACAGTACCGCCTCTTCGTCCACCGCCACCGCCTGAGCCGCGTCTAGCACCTCCGCCACCGTTTCTGGATTGCGAAGTAACATTACTGTTCTCGTCCATGATTAGGGACCGCAGGGCTTGGTACTGATCTTTGGATATACGTCCGTCGTTGTAGAAACTCTTCAGCATAGAATCTTCTACGAAACACTTGTCAGCAATTGACTTCCTACGTCCAGCGTATAGAGTATTAACCAGCTGCTCATTTGACATATCCTTGGTTGCCTCTTTGAGGTATTGCAGTTTAACATCTGCTTTATAACTTGCCTGCGTTGCATAGGTTAGCTGTTCCTTGCCAATGCCATTTTCTGCAGCGTAGCGTTCTTTAACCCAGGCTGGCATATCGGTGTACTTCTTATTCTTGTTCAGGTCGATAGCTTGATGGATTATTGCTTTATCGTTTGATCGAGCGGCGAGGGCAGATAGTTTATCGGTAACATCGTTTCCGGTATTGCTATTCGTTTCACTCGAACCTCTTTGCTTTAATCCGTAGCCTAGTACGTAGTTGCGGTAGGTGGCGTCTGATTCATCTTTTGAATCTTTAGCAAGTCTCTTATGAACTTCTCGAGCAACTTCGCCGCCTTTCGTTCTGATCGTCCCATCGCCGTCTTGTGTGTAGTCGCCGCGAGCAATCTTGGCTTTTAGTGCCACGGGCAGTCCGTCTGAGCCAGTCGCCTGAGACATTCTGCTGAGTTTATCCATTGCTGCGGTGTCGCCATTTTTAGCACGCTTCTCCAGAATATCCATCTTCCTTGAGTCCTGAACGAGGTTATAATACTGCTTAGCCTCTTCAGGATTATTGGATAGCATCTCTCTAAACGCAGCACTGTCTTTATCACTGAGTGCATGCTGCTTGGTGTCATAGAACTGCTTCTGCTCATCAAGGGCATTCTTGCCGAAGAGCATTCCTTTAACGATATTTGTCGGCGAGCGGTCAACAGGTGTCTGAATGTTACCTTTGCTATCCTGTGTATAGCCATCTTTTAGGGCAGTAGCCCCTTGAATTGTGCGCTTTATCTGTGCACCGGTTGGGGCTATATCAAGCATTGCGGTACCGATCTTACTAGCATCACCACTCGATAAACCTTCGCCAGCGGTAAGTCCAGCCTTAATCAACTTTGATACAGCGGGCGTGCCGTAACGGGAAATGTCTGAATCTTCGCCAAAAATGGTTTTCTTAGTTTTGTCGTCTATAAATGCTCCAACAAGTGCGGGACCACCCGGAACAAACTTGGAGGCTTCGCCTAGAAAACGCTGACCTGCTTGCACGGTATTATTCAGAAGGTTGTCGTTAGCATCATCTTCGCCATTAGTAAAATCTTTGTAGGTTTCTATCGTCGCCTTCAGGAAGTCTGGCAGTTGTTCTTGTCCTGTTACCATCTTCAGCCCGTAGTTAGCGGCGGCCGCTGCGATGATGAATTTGACTTTCTGGGCGGGTGTAAAGTCCTTAAAGAACTGTAGTCTCATGTTGTTTACTTCTAACCCAAACTGTGTGAACACACCGAGTACTTTCGAGTTCATGACCAATGGTCGGTCGCCAATGCCGCGCCCAGCTAGAGTCGCCTTGGCAGCTAGGTCAGCCTGCCTAATAGCTGCGTCTCCAGTCAGTCCTTTGCTGAGTGCCTCGTTGTATGCGCTGCGCCAGCTCAGCTCTCCAGTAAACTTCTCAATAGCTTCCATCGGAATGGAGGCAGCATCGGTGTACTTTCGGATGATGCCGCGCCGCTGCGATGAGGCGTCGGTATAGCGGGCTTTCATGAATGAAGATTTATTCAGCGGGTCGCTTGCTTCGTCAAAGCCAGAGTGGATCATCTGCTTGACAGCTTTCATGAACGATGGCAACCCGTCTCGAGCAATTGTCTGCGGAACACTTAGGACCTGCGCTACGGCTGCCGTGGCTGAGCCTGGTATAGTGTTAGCGCCGACGATACCTTGTGCCTTGATTGAAACATCTACAGCCCTACCAAAGCCTTTATCAACGGCCAATCGGTCAATGGCGTTCGTTTTTCCAGCAAGGATATTGCCATATTCCTGCCATGCGGCGATGAGAGGGGAGCGCTCGCCTTCTTTGAAGTTCTTGTGTTTTGGCTTGCCGGTCTCGACTTGCGCCATCGCTTCGTTAAATCCGAGTTCTTCGATAGCTTTGTCTAGCTTAATCTCCTTAGCTTTCTGGAATGTTCGGAAGGCGTTTTCAACTACCCGCACGCGTGAAGCAGCAGGAGTCATGTACTGGTTGTAGAGCATTGCCTCGTAGTACCTGTCGATAGCACCGAAGAAGTCCTTGTTGGCCAGTTCGCCGCGGCGTGTCTGTGCAAATGGATTCCACTTGCGGCGTGCACCAGTGTTTTCAGTATTTCCGACTATCTCATCAGGGACACCTCCGCGTACTCCGCCGGGGATTGTTTCGCCGCTTACCGAGCCATTCATTCCGGTGATGTCCTTAATCTTCAGTCCAACCTTCTCGAAGAATGACGGGTCGTTCATGATATGCGAGATGTAGTTTTTGCGGCGCGGTATTGGGTCATAGCCGTTTGCTTCCAGTACACGGTTAGTGTTATTGAGGATATCGTCTGCGTGAGTACGCCACCAGTCCACTGCCGGCTTCATATAGGTGTCTACATAGTCTTTGCCGTATTTAGCGTTCAGGTCGGTAACATCGACTTTCTTTTCCACGAGGTCAAACATATCCTCGGTCAGGTCTTTTCGTAGCTGCCGAGAGGGGAGGTTATCCAACATCTTGCTCTCTAGCTTTGTTAATCCGTCGCGGCGAGATTTCAGCTCGACTTTCATGGCTGCTTCTTGGCTGTCTTTGAATACGGAGGTAAATTCCTTGGTAGCTGCGGCCGTTGCGGCATCTGGTGCATTTGCGTCGATGATACGGTCAATGTCTGCAAGCGGGTTATTCCTGTTACCCCAGCGCTCAATATCTCCGACGACAGCACCTAGATTGACTGGTTTACCCTCAACATACGCATGCTGATTGCCGTTCTCATCGATACCGACGTAGCTACCAACACTCTTGCCGTCTTTGTCGACTACCATACCAGTACTGCTGATAGTATGTTTATTGCCGTCAAGCGGGACCAGATCGAATATTGGCTTGCCTTGCTCGTCTACGCCTTTCGCTAGAGCAAACTCTGTTAGGTCAGGTTTACGATTAGCTTCCGTGCCCTTGACGTGGATTTTTTTGCTGGCATCGATCCACTCCTGGCTGCCAACGACGCGGTTATATACTGACTGCACGATGGTTGGATATTGTTTCATACCTCGTATGTCGTGAACGTCATAGCCGGTTTGTTTGCGGATCTCATCGCGAACTAGGCGGCGCTGTGCTGGAGTACCGGCGTTGAGTTTGTCGATAACATTATCAACAGTCGCTTGAGGGTAGGGGTTGATGTCTGCGGATTGACTTTGTGGCGTAATATCATCGAGTCTGTACCCGTCGGCTACATCGGTGGCACTTCGGGCTGCCGCTACCGCCTGTAGGTCTGCTGTATTGTCAGGAGCGACGCGTTCGGTTGTTGTGACGCCGGTGTTCCCGTTAGTGGTGGATGTTAGCTTTGAGCCGTCGCCGAGGTCTAGCTCCTCCTTGACTTTTGGTACAGTACCCTCAACTTCGTATGTTCTCGCCGGCTGGTTTGGACCGTCGAGGCGGGCGTCACTCTCGCGTAGCACCCCCTTAATACCATACTTACCTCGCGTTATATCGTGGCTATCCATATGCTCGGCTGGCTTAATCTCCCAGTCGTACTCTGGGCGGGTTGTTTGTAGCTTTTTCAGCTCAATCTCAGCCGCTCGTTCAGTGAATCCGTTGTAGCCTTTTCCGGTTTCTTCAACTTGGATTGGTTTTTCTAGTCCTTCAGCTAATCTCTGTGCTTCACGGCGAGCAATAGCAATGTCTGAATGTGTCGAATATCGCTGTGATGGACTGCCGTCAGTATACTCTTCAACGATTGCGTATTTGCCGCGTGGTGTCTGCTCGATTCGGTAGCGGTAATCTTCAGGAGCTGTACCGAAAAAGCCTGGTTTCGTTGGCTTGTAAACATCCCCACCATTGACATTTAACGTGTTGTTTGATACACTGCCAGTACGAGTTCCTGATGGATTACTAATAGGACTTGTGCCTGTAGCAGATTCTAGATTGCTACCTGCCCGGGTAACGCCCCGCAAGTCGTCGTCCATCAGGGGCGTACCAAGCTCAGCTTGGGCTTTTTTAATATCTGCCTCAATTCTTTCGGGGCGGATTTTTTGTACACTCTTAAGGCTTAAGCCATCGTTAAATTGACCCATTAGGACTCGACCGCTCGGTGCGTCAGTGTTTGCATAGGTAACATTCTGGAGTCCTGTATCGTTAGGGCTGCGAGTGAGTGTGCTGTTATTACCATAAATAGACTTTTCCGCTATATTTACATACTCCTCAGGTGTTACTCCCTCCTGAATAATCCGTTTCTCCACGTGGGCATTATGTGCGCCCGGATACACTGTTACGTCTCTGTTGGTTACGAAGTCTTGACCAGTTTGTGCCTGAATCGCGTTGTGTTGATCTAGAGTGCTTTGGCTAACGCGCCCGTAGTTAAATGGCTCATCGATAGGATAATTCTCAATGGCTGTGCGCATTCGCTCATTTCGTCCAGCATTCGGTGTGATTTCCGTACGTGGAATATGCAGGTCGCCATCGACATACGCTTGGCGAAGTGCTGTAGCGCCGCGTCCGATAGCTGCACCAGCTCCTGCCATTCCAGCACCAAAGGCAGCACCGGTCGCCGCTTCTTGCAAAGCATTTTCAGGTTTCCAGTCGGTGCCAGCTCGAAGCGACCCGCCTGCACCTAGAGCGGCGTTCGTGGCTGCCTCATGAGCAATCAGTTGGGGAACGGTTTTCTCGGCTGCTTGGCTGATGATACCTTTCTCTAGCGCGCTTTTAGCTAGCGTTGGTGCAATACCCTTGACAACTCCCTTGGCAAGAGATCCTACAGGAGCAACAGAAGAAGCGACATCAACAGCTGTACCAGCTGCGCGAAGTATACGGTCTAGAGTTCCTTTGTCTTGCATGCCTCCAGTTATGCCGTTTATCTCTTGGTCTATGGCGTTGTACCTGCGAGCGTATTCTTCCTCTGAAAGCCTACCTGCTTTATATTCTGCGGTAAGCGCATCAAGCGGGCTATGATTAACTAAAGCTTCACCTGAACGATAAACCGTCTTGAATGGTTGTGTTATGCCGCCAACTATATTGCCGCCAATATTAACAATATCCTTGCCAACAGTCTCTACATTAGGACCTTTCTTTGTTGCTCGGTCATCGATTAGGTTGCGTAGTAACTCTGATTCAGCAACGATACGTTCGAACTTCGCGCGCTGTTCAGGGTTAGTAAATCCGTACGGGACCTTGGCGTAGTCTGTCAAGTTCTTGGATATTTGCTCGATAGCCTCACGCTGCCTGCCGGCGTCCATATTATTAAAGTCTTCTAGGAATTGTGTCGGTGTCCTGCCACCGTAATTTATCATGGGCGATTGTCCGTATTCGCCCAAGGCAGCGTCAGCGGTTTTCTGGCGATACTGAACATTCTTTATCTTCTCGATGGTATTTTTCAACTGCTCGTCAGAGGTGATGCCTTGCTGTGCTTCATCGAGTAATTTCCGTTCGTTTGTCCAGTTGCCGCGGGTATCATTAAGTAGCGTCGTTAATTCGTCTCGACGCTTTCGGTAGTCCTCAGAGTTTAGGTTGTTGCGGCGTACCGTCTCATTCAGCTGCTGCATCTGCGGTGATTGCTGTGCTGGTTGCTGAAAGGGGGAGGGTTGCTGCGGATGTGGTAATTGTAGCTGCGACTGATTGTTTATCGAGAAGTTTTGCTGCTTGTCTTGCTGCTGCACTTTCGACTGGTTCTGTTCGATGTACTTTTTGGCGTTCTCATCGCCCAATGCGGCATACTTTTTGGCTTTCTCTAGCTGCGATTCAATTGTCTCTACGAAGTTTGGCTGAAACATTGGCGTTTTGGGCTTCTCTGGCGAGAAGTTTTGCTGCTGCTCCTGCTGGCGCGGCTGCTGAATAGTAGACAGGCGTGTTGCATCAAACCCCTGAAACTGCTTTGGCTGGCTTAGCGGATTATCGTTGTGCTGCTGGATTGGCTCGCGGTGGTTTTGCTGTTCGCGGCGTTTTTCTTCTTCGTCGTCTCTCCATCCGAAGAAGCTGCGTATCATTTTTCCAAAGTCAAACATTGGTATTTAGCTCCTTTCGGCTATTAGAATTGGACATCGTCTGCGGAACGCCGTGGACGCATAAAGTAGCTGTCGTCATCGTCAGAGCGTCGGCCAAGAACTGATTCTGTTGCTTGTCCTGCACTCAGGCTAGGCGAGTTAATATTCGAGCTATCTACTGTGCCTTGAGTGATATTCTTCGCCTGGTATGCTGGAACGCTCGCCAGTGACGCTTGCGGAGCAGTGATATTTTGGTAGGTCTGTACGATTTGACCTAGCCGTCCGTTGATAGCTCTATCGACGTCCTGAATTTGGGCTGTCGATATTGCACCCGCTTGAGCGAGGGCTTGGGCGCGCTGGTTGTCGTTCATGTTCATCTTGTTGAGGATTTCGTTGCGCTGCTCGTTGAAGGTGTCGTGGATTTCTTGGTACTTGCTCTGGCGGAAGTCATTCAGCTTGCGCACTTCGTCTTCCAGCTTCCTCTGTACTTGTTGACGGTTGACTTCAATGTCAGTCTTCTGCTCGTTCAGATCGTCTAACATCTTGCCTTGTTCGCTGTTTTGCAGGTCGGCTACGCCAACACCCAGCATGCCGATGGCGCTTGAGTTGCCGCCGCCCAGCATGCCGATGTTGTTTGATTCGCCCTGCAGAGTGTTGCGGACCATTTCGCCCAACGACTGCTTACCGCGGGCATAGCTTTTTTCTAGTTTCTGGTCTTGGCGGTCGAGGTTTTGAAAGGCGCTGTCGCGTTCGCCCTTCAATGAGTTGATGGATGTATCTACCTGCCTGTCAACGGCCGCTCGTGCTGCGTTGCGTCGCGGATCGATGGAGCCGAGCATATCGTTGTAGTAGCGGTTATTTTGCGCCCACTGCTTGTCGATGGCTTGGCGCTGTACTGCCGACATACCGCCTCCGCCACCACCGCCTCTACTGTAGCCGCCGCCCCAACCACCAGTACCATTCTGCTGTTGAGGAGTATTTCCGCGATTATTATTCTGCCAGGATTGGTACTGTCGATGCAGTCCGTCTATGTACTGCTGAACCTTGCCAGCCTGTCCTTTGTCGTAACTGATCATTCTTGTGTCGGCGCCGTTGTTATTGACCTTGTTCCAGTCAATCCTGCCGTCGTTGCCGGTATAAGCTAGCGTATACGGATCGTGTACCGCCAGCCACCCGCGGAAATCTGGGTTTCCTTGATATTCTGCCATAAAAATAGCCCTTTCTTGCGCTTCGCAAAAGGGCTGTTGTTTCGCTTGGACTGTCCAGTTGCGAAGACACACTTAATACAAGTTTGTCTTTCGCCTCTGGAGTCCTGATGTCCGCCGTACGACCGGTCGTCCAAAGCCGTTGCCGAGCTTGCGGCTCACGGAGCGGTGCTTCTCGTGGTTTAATACAGGAAATACCGCATGCTTATTTATAAGTTATCATGCGTTTTTTCAAATCATCAATATTTTGGCAAATTTTGTCAGACTTTTTTCAGATTTTATTTAGCTATAGGGTTGGGCTGTAGAAGTGTTGAATAAAATACCACTTACCCCATTCGCCGTGGTCGTTCTTGGTGCACTTGCCAAAGCCAGTTAGCGTATATTTAGAGTCGATAATGGCTTTAGCGTGTGGCTCGCTCTTCATCCAGCCGCGATCGCCATTGAATACCGTTCGCTCATCTAACCTGTCTCCATTAACATCATCCGCACCCTTATCAGAGCCGTAAGTGATATTTAGGTTCTCGCTATAATATCCGTAGACATTGTTTAGATTTCTCATAGCAATCTCATAGCCCTCCAACTTTGTCGTCGGGTTTTGATGATCGTAATAGTTATTGGTAGCCATGTCATCGCACTTTTCTTGCGCAGATTTATTTAACGCCGGACTGAGCTGCATCGGCGCGACGCCATGCTCGGCGCGGATCTTGTTCACCTCGGACAACATAGTCTCTGGCGTAATGTCATAGACAGTGTGTTTGCTGTATGAAGCTGACTTATTCTGGCTCTGATTTTTGGCTGGAGTTTGTCCTTGTAGCCCCTTCAGCTCCTGTATCTTATAGTCCAAGGTAGCTTCAGCATTTTTCCTGTCAGCTTCTAGCTTGTTGCGGTATAGAATAGGGTATGCTGTGTGGCAGAAGAAAAAACCGAGAAAAAAACAAACAACACCGACGATAGTTACGTCTATGAGGCACTTCTTTCTAGTAACCATCGTGTCATTTTTTTCTTTTTTACCACCTTTTTTCATGGCGTCATTATAGCAAATATGGTATGATTTGTCCATATGACGAAGAAGTTGTTTCGCAATGCGAAAGAGCACTCTGGGGCGCTTTTTATGTCTGCTTGCGCGATTATTTTTCCGATAGGAAACAATAATATAAGCTGGGGTACTGCGGTTATTATTGTGATTATAGCTATTTGCGCAACTGTAGTGCTTCATATTCTTGATGATACAGAAGCAATATTTAGGAGCGACCTGCATATGTGGTTAATTGCTATATGGCTGTCCACTGGCGTCATAATAGGAAAATGTCTGCCATGACAAAGACACCCTTGCGAGTTGGGGTGTCTTTGGGTTCTCCGTAGCGTCCAGTAGATTGCGTGTCATACCTGCGCTATCAGTGGAGGTTTTATGTTTTGTGTGTATTTTTTGGTTTGTCTTAGTTTTTGTTAAACCTTCAGCTCGGCCGCTGGGGTAGAGACCTGGTTGTTTGCACGGAGCAGATCTGCTTCGTACTCCAGGTTAGTCTCTTCAATACGGTACAGCTCGTCGGCAATTTCTTTCGGTACCGTCAGGTCTTTGCCTGCTGGATAGCCCTTACCGTTAATCATCACCGTACGTCGCAGTTTGACGTGGACATACACTGGTTTTGTGTCTGGCTCGTACTGTGCGACTTTTGGATCCGACTGCTCAAGCACTGGCTCCGCTGGAGCTTCTGGCTCTGGTTGCGGTACTGGTGCTGGCGAGACGGTCGGTGTTGTATCCGGTGCTGCTTGCGCGGCATACTCAGCCTGCGGCGTGCGGGACTGGGGAGTCGGCACATTGGTCATAGTAGGACCTAGAGTATTTGGTGCGTTACCTTCCATGATTATCCTTCCATGGCGTGGGCGGCGGACTGTATAAGCTACCGCCCGGTTAGTTTAGTATAGAGAGCCGGATTCCAAACGACACATAAAGTTGTTGTTTAGAATGGCAGCCTTGGCGGCAAACTTCCAACCAAGCGTCATCTTCTGATGGAGTGGGTCGGACACGCCGCCTGGACCTTCCTTGTATACTTTCAGGTGCTGCAGGTCGGTGTTGCCGTAGGCGTCTTCGCCAAAGAGCAAGCTAATGTGCACCTTCGCGTTTGATGCGCCCTTGTCGGTGATTAGGTTATTGCTTCGAACAACCGTCACACCAGCAAACGAGACTAATTCGCCCTTGTATAGCTCGTTGGATTTCTCCTTCGATGCTTGGCGGTAAACCGTCTGGCGGAATGCCTCGTCATCCATCAAGTCTTGCTCGACGGCTGGATCGACAACTAGGACATAGTTGCCGTCCTTAAAGGTTGGTGCGCCTGCAGTACGCAAGCGGGAAACCTCTTTGCGAACATCTGCCCAGGTTAGCTTGTCTGCGTCAGCCAGCAAGTTACGTGCGGTCTTTGAATTGGCGTAGCGTACAGCAGTACCGGCGATGATGACCTTGTTTATAGCACGGTCATAGCTCTTCGATGACTGCTCGCTGAGCTTCTTCAGAGCGTTTTGAACAGATGAGTGTTTTGGTGTTAATTTTGCGAGGTCAGTAAGCGTCACAAAGTCGCCATACTGGTCAACAACCGCATTGATAGCAGAAGTTGTCAGCTGGCTGCCGGCTGGGGCTTGCCCCTCCGTCAGAGGGTTGGTAACGATATCCAAGTCCGAGTAGCGGGTAAACTGGATCGTTTTGCTTGATGCCTCTGGCAATGTTTCTTTGTGACCGAACTGGTCAAGCACAGTCTGAAACTCCGCTCCGCGAAGGACTTTCTTCGCAAAATAGGTTTGCAGATCGTGCTGAAGCTGCGCAGTAGTAGTGTCAGCCATGTTAAACAGCCCTTTCTGTAACCACTACCACCCAAATGGATTACGATAAACTAATGTTTCCGATCCTTGCCTCTAGTTCCTCTATGGAATCTCCGCCGCCACCTGAGCCTGCCGCCGACGAAAACATGCCAGAGCTTTGTCCGTTCAGGTTCTGTAGGCTTTGCTGGGCACGCTCGCGCTCGGCTTGCGCTACAGACATGATAGGCTCTAAGTACTCATCGGCTAGCTTCCGAATCGATAGCTTCTTAAGAGCTCCGACGTTCCTTGCTAAAATGTGCGGCTCAATACGTCCTCGGACATAGCTGTCAACCGCCTTAGCTAAGGTTTCGTTGTAGCAGTTCGGATCCGTTGGATCTAAAGAAGCATTGTTTGGGTCAAGCATAGGATATGCTTTTAGTATTTCTGCCTCTTCGCGATCAAAGCGCGACGCCACCTGTTCACCGTCCAAGCGTTCCTGCATTGCCTCTACTGCAGTATTGGCAGCTTGCTGGGCTTGTTTTTGGTTATAGTCCATGATGTCGCTGGCGCTGTAATTGCCATCTTCATCAGGAGTAGGGGGCTTAAGCTGGTCTTGCTGGTTTTTTCGTGCCATCTCCTGCTTAAGAGACTCGATATACTCGTCCTTCTCGTGCAATTGGCTGGTCAATGCAGCGAAACGCTGATTGAGGCGCGATTGCTTGTCTGGACGCCCGTTTTGTGTGTCTGTACCGACTTCTGCTTCAGCTTTGGAATCACCATTGGGCTGCTGTTGACCGTCGCCATCAGCACCCTCCGCACCAGTCGCTGTTGTTTCGTTCGTAGTTTGATTCTCACCAGCCGGCGTCTCCGGTGTGGCGGTTGCTTCTCCGCCGTCTGTTAGCGCCATATTTTCTACCGCCTCGACCTGTTCGGCCGATAGTCCGGTATCGCTAGAAGTAGACATGCTACATCCTTTCGTTTAATTTAGCCAAGACACTTACGCAGTCCGCGGCGGGAGATACGCTCCGTTTCCGGCTAGTAGGGTGGTAAAAGACCAGCCGGAAACGCAACCTACCTCAGAACCTCTTCTCAACGATAGGCATTCCTTTCTCGTCAGTTTTGCCAGTGTAGAAAGTCCCCGGCGGCAAAAATATACCGTGTTCGTTCTGGCAACTTATACACCTTAAGCTTGTGCCGTTTTGTCGCCATTCACTGTCTGGTTTGTGTTGCAGCGCGATACTACTCATATCCAGTTCGGCATAATGCGGTTTTTCGACTAGCTCTGACTCCGTGTTTGACTTCTCATACGGGTTAGGATTGCTGTTCATCTTCAGCCTCCTTGGTCATTACTTCGACAGCTAATACCGCACCCTCAATTCTCTCGATATACTTCTCGATCCACTGCGCCATCAGCAGCCTAGACCGCACCTCCTTGCCGACTTTTTCATCAGAATCATTAGGACCAAACTCTAGGTCTCTGTGGAGCCTCAGATTTAATGCGTCCTGCTTCATTTGCTCCTTGATGCGCGGCCAGCCCGGGATTGAAGCAATGTCGGACACCTCAGCACGCTGGCGGGCTTCTGCTACTTTTGCCTCTAGGCTTAGCTCCTCGGCCACTGGTGTAAGTGGCAGGGAATTGATATCGCTGTCTAAAATATTCTCCATATTACGCCGCCTCCATCGGCTGAAGTTGTTGGGCTTCTTGATTTTGCTGTATATCCTGCGGCACTTGCGACTGTTCTTCAGACTGCCCTTGAATCTGTTGCTGTAACATGCTTACTAGTTGAGGATCATTGAGCATCTCTGGGGTAAATGGCTTCGTCTTGTCATTTTCCTGAGTGTACGGGTCAAAGATTTTATCTTTGTTTTTGATGCCACTAGCTGCGATAAGCTGGTCAAGTAGCTCTGTCCTGTTGACCTTACGTCCATCTTCTTGTGCACCGTCCATTAGCCATGCACCAGCCTGAGATGACAGCAACTCAACGAGATTATAGACGCGCTCATACTCATCTTTCTGATCGTTAGCAGCGGTCGTGCCAGCATCTATTCGATACATCCATTTACCGGACAGCTTGGTATGGTCAATCTTCATTTCGGCTGTGCCGTGGGCGTTGATGTACTCAACCATACCGTTTTTGCCAGTCTCTGGGTCGATACCTATTCGGTAACTCTTGGCTGAATCGAAGATGTCTAGCAGATCTTTGTGTCCAGATTTGATGATATCCAGGATCTCGTCGTCAAAGACATGAAACTTTATCGGAACAGATTGTTTGGTGCCAATTAGGTTTATCATGCCATCGACCAGCTCTTCATAAGCCTCCTCAAACATATTTCTATCCCACTGATCGCGGGCGTTTTCGCGCTTTTCAAGTTTGCTCAAGGCTTCTGGTGTTCGACCAAAGCCCGGCAGACCATCGCTTGCGGATATCGTGGTATCAGTCGTACCGTTTTGATTGAGCAACGCACCCTTCAGGAACTGATAGGTCGCTTGGAACTCATTTGATGGGCTAGCGCCTGGATTGACGAAGCCAAAGTCAGATTGTCCATTAGCAGTACGGATTTTGCCACCTGGCTCATAACGCATTAGAGATGGATCAACAGCATCGCCCTTATACCACATCGGCGGGAATATCTTGAACTTGGAGAAGTCGAGATTTAGGTTTACTGTCGTGTCGATTGCTCGCTGTAATGAAGCGCCACGCTCAACATCGCCCATGCCCCATAGCGAATCAATCAATGGTATAGCGTACTTAAATACAACAGGTATACGTCCAGATTCGTGCGGGTTCTTAATGTTTCGAACGACAATATTCTCAAAATCTGGCGCGAACGTAATCCAGCGGCCATTCTTGCCGCGTTCGTAGCGAGTAACTAGGGCGATATGTCCCTGATGTAGGGTAGTTGCTTCGCCGCGCTCCTGCTGTAGGTTGGTAGTCGTTTCCTTGGTGTCTGATGGTTGATGCTTCTCGGTTGCTTTATCGAGGATAGTCTGGATAGAGGCTCTATTCCAGTCCTTAAACTTCATACGGCTTTGCAGATAGCGCTTGCTGTGATGGGTAACAATATAGACAGCGTCGCAATCATTCAAACTAGTATTGCCAACCTGCGGAAAGCATTCCGTCGGATTTATCACTCTAAAATCAGGACCGACATAATCCTCGTCAACTCGGTAATCGTACTGAACTGGCATAGCACCGTAGATAAGGGAGTAGTAATCCCACATACGGAGCTTCGTCATGAATGACCACTGGCTTTTAGCGTTAGGAATAACATATTTAGTCCATACTAAATCCATCAGCATTGCTTTGCCTTGGTCGCGTCTGCTTAGCGAACGGATACGTCCGGTCGGTAACTGTGCTACCACACGGGAGGATCGTTCTAATATCAGAGAGCTCAAGCTACCTTCGCGAACACGAGACTTAAAACCTTTTTCAGTAGACAGCTTGGCATAGGCAATATCGAGTAAGACACGCCATGTCTCGTGCGTGTGGATCATATTTGTCCTTGATTCTTGATAGTCTTTACCTAAATCGCTTGCTTTCATAATTTCTTTTCCAAAATAAAAAGCCCCCAGATTTCTCTGCGAGCCTCCTGCGGCATTACCGCTCGTGGCTATTACATATTCACCATATCACGAGTTTTTCAGATTCTCCAACATTTTTTCTATTTTTTATTCATTTTTATGACTTTCATCTAATTCACCGCGCGATGCAAGGTGATATGTTTCATTAGTCAGTTTTTTGATTGATTTAATTGGATCTACTCTGTGGAGAGATTCTCTTTGTATTTTTGCAATATTCGCCAGCCGCTCGTAACGAATCTCCTTACTCAAACCATCGCGAATAAACTGCGCATTATGAGTCTCGAGGTTTGACAGTATGATCAGCTCGTTTATACTAGCTACGTCTCTAATGTTTCTACCTTGCCTCGCCTCGGCAAGGTTAGCCTTACGCCATTCTTTAGCTGTCATGCCGAATAATGCAAGATTTAGCAAGTCAGCCTCTCCTGCATAAGTAAAACTTTTATTCCATATCGGAGTTGTCGGTATAACTTTATCTTTGATCGCATCGGTATGTATTGTGTAGTTAGTTTTTGAAAGTATGCGCTGCACATTCCATTCTAAATTATATTGATTACTCTCAATCTCAACGAGTCGCTGGTATTCCTTAATAAGATATAGCTTGAACGCGGCGCTGATCCAAGTACCAAACTCAAAGGCGATATCTTTGTGTGCGTAGGTACCACCGTAGCGTCCACTCTTTGATATTATTCCTATCGCATTCGTGGCGTTAACCCATTTTTGAGGGGACAGAACGAATGAGTTTAAACCTGCTTGTTTTTTAAACCCGTCGAATTCGACGGGTTTAAAATTTGGATTATTAAATTGCTCCCACAAACCAAGAAATTCAACAGTCTCCCTATTTCTCATCCAGTTTCTGATATGATCATCGCCCTCGATGTTCTTGACCATATCTGTCAGCGATATATAGTCGGCTCCGTCAATATTCATAACTGCTATGGTCTGGTTGTCAATAGTAAGTTTACGCTTTAATATCATGGTTCAATAATACTATTATAGGAAGGAAATTACCAGTTATTCGGACGCTATTTTCTCAAGCGCAGTCCGCGCCTTAAAATACAGCTCATATTTCGCTTCCTCTGGTGCATCGGACAGATCAATCAGCAAATCCATGCCGCACAGTTCACCGATTTTTGGCGTAGAGCTTTTGCCTTTGGAGCTGCTTAATTTAGCAATCACAGCGTTATCTAGTTTGCTCGCTAAATCTAAAGTTGCAGTGATTTGGGTAACCTCTTCTGGCGTAGGGAAGTCTGTTACAGTTTTCTTCATTTCAATTTCCTTTCTTAATAGTTTATCGGCCTCTGGATTGTACACTACGCTCGCAGAGTTTAAATCGTCGGCAATATCATGCATTCCAAAAATTTGGGCATCACGATTTTGAAGGGAGTTTACAGAGCACAGTCTTTTACGTGCAGCTCTATAAATATCTTTCACGCGTCCACTGCAATAGTGACTATAACCATAGTGGTGGTCGTATTTTATCCGCTTATGGCACTTGTTGCACTGGATAGACGGCTTTGATTCATCCTTTACCATTTCTCTCGCTCCTTTCTTTTTCCGTTAGGTAAACGATTTTTGCGCTACATAACAATATTTTATTCTCGTAGTGGAGTATCTGCTGCACAAACGGCTGAGCCCTGTGGTAGCTCCGGATTCCCTTGGCACAGGCACGGCTGTAAGCATCTCTTGCACAATCAAGCCAAACTCTGTTTCGTTTAATTCGCCACTTCAGCCACTTGATTCTTTTTTGATGTATAAAACTAGATATTTTCATCATCCACTCCTTTCACAAAAAACAGCCATCTCGCCATTCCAGACTTGTCGCCGAAAGCTGGTTTTTGAGGTAATATTTTTAGTAATTCTGTGGTTTTAATATCACGCTCGCTCCACTTCATAGCGACGACGCAGCCGGGCTTTACAACACGTAGGCATTCGCTCAAGCCTTTGCTCAGGGTTTCTTGCCAAGTGTCTTTGTCCAACTTGCCGTATTTCTTGGCAAGCCAGCTGTTTTTACCGCAGTTGATGAGGTGAGGCGGGTCAAAAACAACGAAATTGAAAGAGTTGTTAGGCTCATCTAGATTAGTAAAGTCGGCAATGTAGTCGGGCTCGATGTTTAGCGTTCGGATTGTTCCGCGGTCTTTCATCTCAACTACCTCACTTCTTTTATCGAGGTACAGTATATTCGGATGGTTTTTCTCAAAGTAGAACATACGACCGCCGCAGCATGGATCTAGGATTGTTTGCATGACTGTTTCTCCTTTGTCTCTCTAATTTCTTTAATAAAGCGCTCAGTCAACTCCCCGGTGTCTTTATAGCAGAGGATTCTATCAAACGGCTGAGCGTCAGCGTATTTATCTAGAAACTCGTTTAGCTTTTTAGCGTCTTTATTAAGCAAGCCTCCGCACATTCTATCAATTGGCATTGCTTCAACGAGCTTACTGTCAAAAATAAAGATATTTATCCAAACATCGTCCGCAGCCGGTAGACGGGTAATCCAAATATATTTCATTTTTCCTCCAATAATTCAGGGTTTTCGTGGATATTACCAACGACTTTTGATTCATACCCATTAGCGCGATTTAACTGTAGACCGCCGCCTAGCGAACGACGCCGATATACGAATTGAGCTAAGGATCGGTGCCAAGCTACTCGCCAAACTCTACCGAAACTGTAACGGACAATACTGCCGTCATAAATTTTTTCACCACATTTATCGACTGAATCTATATATTGCTCAATCACCAGCCGTCCCTCAATCGGAATCGGCTCATTTTCGCCCTCAAGCTTAGCTGATACGAGTTTGTCGCCTTGCCAGTGCAGCGACACGACTTTTCGCGTTCTTTTTTCTAGGTTGTCCCAGGCGCGGAAGTTAATATCACGCATCTCTCAAAACCCCATAATGGTTACTTGGTATTTCGTTGCCGCCAGCTAGGATGAGTAGGTGAATAACATCTTTTAGTTCTCGGTTGTCGTGAGCGCTACGAATATATATCGTTGGATTATCGTAATGATGATCGTTTTCCTCGATGTGCCGCTCGGCGGCTTTGCCAGTAAAGTACATGACTGCACCGTAGTCTTTGCCAGCTTTGTTATTATCTAGGATCGTCCACATCGGCATATCAGTGGATCGATTATCTTGATTGACCAGCTCGTCACTCAGGGCTTTAATACGCCACAACAGGGCTTCTTCAGCTGGATTTTCTGCTATGATTTTCATTTAGATTTCCTTTCTTATGTCCACAAAATTAGTGGTTTAGTTGACGTTTATCCACGTTTCGCCGTCGTCATATGGGTTAACGTAGTTTATGTACTTGTGGCAATTAGGACACCTAGAACCGTAATCAGGGAAGCCTCCCACTGGGTATGGCTTCAGCGATGCTTGGTAGGCTTTCCAGTTTTTACTGTCGCCTCGGATAAGTAGTATCTCATCGTCGCAACAATCGCGTTTTACCATCCACCTGTCTCTGTCCATGTTGTCTGTGCAAGAAAACACCCAATTGCACCATTCAATTTTAGGTATCATATTTACACCTTTTCCTTATCTAGTTGACATTCGCCTTAAAAATTACTATCGCACTCGGAAACGGCGCTGGATTTGGCTGGTCATCGAACTTAAGTCTGCCTTTGATGTAACGGATTTCAGTGGCTTTCATGCAGTAGTCGTGCCACCAGCGAGTGTCGGTGCGGCTTGGTATTAAAAACACGACTGTTTTACCTTTCTTCCATTCTTGGTAGCCTTTTTCAATCCATTTCGGTAACTCTCTACCATATGGCGGATTGACGTAGTTTGTACCCCCCAATCGCTGATTAGACCATCAGTTTTCCCGTCCCAATTAGCTGGGCAAGGGTCATGATCAAACTGAAACTCTGAATCTAGCACCTGGTAGACGGCTTTTGGTGTTCGCCAGTCCATTCTTAATGAGCTAAAATGTGGTTTAGCCATATGCTTCTCCCTATGTTAAATATATGTAAAGTACATACATGTTGTTTACGTATTTTATCCGTAGAACGTGTTTTTTAGGTAAAACGTTCTACGGGGCTACTATTTTTCCTCCTTTGCGACATAAAATCCAACCGTGTTAATGAAAAATAGTATTAAATAGAATATTGATCCAGCGTATTGCTTAGCCATAGCAGTAAATATCACTGAAGCCGCACAAGATATCATACCGATGATACAGATTGTCATGAATATTTTACGTTCCATTATTGAGTCTCCTAGGAAAAGATTAATATCAAATTATCGTTTAATTTATAGGGCACGGCTCTAGCATCTCTGTCGTTCCAACTGATAGCCCCTCTGGATTCTAGCCAGCCAATCAAACCGGCTATTCTGTCACCTTCGTAGTTTCTATTTATAAGCGCACCCAATAGAACTCGTCGGTCTCTCGCGTCCCGCCACTCCTTTACTCGTGTGTTTTCGTAGAAAGATTCAAGCCTCTCTTCTCTATACTTATGAGTGTCGAGGATAGCTTCTATTAACATATCCAACTTTTTAACAACAACTTTAGCTAAACCATCGGGACGGTCAATATAAATCGGACGTTCTTCTAAGCCGTAATACAGGCTGCAAGCCGATTCTATGTCTTTGCTGTATAACTTATAGCTATCCTCCGTTCCCTCTATGTATACAAGTACTTCACCTTTCATATCGTGTCCTTTCTATTAGCTAATCCTTACCTCGTCTTTAATAACCGGTTTGCCCAGTTGGACACAAAGTGTCGGGTTGTTCCTTACGTCCATGTTGCACATTGGATAAGTCTCTCGACGAGTGATTTTAATGGTTTTATGAAAATATATTCGTTTTACAGAGTATTTTATGGGGAATATATCGCAAAACCACATAGGCATATAGTTGTGCTTGAAATGTTGCCACGGGCCTTTCGGGAAGTGGTATGTTTGAACATCTGATACTTCGTACGAATCCTCGCATAACTTGGTAGACAACACTTCAGAAGAGAGGGTAATTACTAAATCGTCAACGATATCACGGCGTTCTCGCAACTCCATGTTTCGCAGCATATACTTGCCAAGACGACGCTCCAGAACTACTCGAGAACTCTCCAGCAGTACACTGTGAATAGTAAACAATTCTTGTGAATTTAGATCCTTCACTTAGTTGTCCTCCACACCGAGGTAGATCAGCCATTCTCTTCTATGATTTACGATGGATTTTTTAATGCTGTCATATGTGTCGAAGTAAATAGCTGAAGGGTATTGCAGAAAGGCAGTCGCCTCAATCAACAACTCTTTATCATTATGGTTGTAATAAGCTGTCCACTTATTCTGATCGTTATTGCTCCAATCCGGCTCAAAGTTTGAATCGCGCATAAGCGTGGCGATAGCCATTTGACGTTCGAGAGCTTTCTCAGCTTCGGCTTCGGTGCGCCTTATTATGCCGAGCTTGTAGCGCTGCTCATCAACATGAGTGTCGGACCAACGCGCTCGAGTAATGCGTGCAAAATCGTCTACGAAACAATAGTCTTCGCCAAACTTCGGCTTCCAATGAATACTGTTTGTCGGCTCTTCGACTTTCTCAAACCAGTCGGCAAGGATATTTGGGAATTTCTCAAGTGTTTGTCTTGCGTAAGCCATAACGCCACCATCGCCGTCATCATAAACCAAAGCACCATATTCAGATATGTAGAATAAATCTCCAGCTTTGAATGTTGGTAAATCTTTAAGTAGTTTGTATCGTTTCATGACACCTCCCATTAAAATATTCCGTTATCTTTCTTATTCCGCTTGCGGCACTTGATGATTTTGTCTTTGTACTGTCTGACCTCGCGTTCGCGTTGCCATTCTTTGTCTTCTTGCGCCACCGCAATCTCTGTAACGACGATGAATGCGACGAGCACCACGATTGTCATAATCCAGAACATTATTTATCCTCCTTCGGCTCAAGTTCTTTCTTATTTTTAGCGATATAAGCAGTGCCGTTAGTACCGCGAACGAAGTTATCCTCGACAATATCTAGCAGTTTTTTAGCATCGTTAGCGTCCATGATGATGAGTTTGTCGTTGGTGGCGTCGGTCATCAGATCTACGTTGTAATCGCGAATTATCTCCTCAACAACATCGCGGGTCATATTGACGGGGTCAAGCTTAGCGAGCCGTTTGACCAGTGCACGGTTATCTTTACAGAGAAACTCAATGCCTTGACCAACCGTCGGCGTGGCAATAGACAGCCTCTCGTCAAGTATCTTGCCATTCTTGCGAGCTTCAGCGACTGACACTGGGTCGTATTGAAACATCGATTCAAACTTGGACTTATTGAACACAAACATCGTATCTTCAAATACTAAAACTTGATTCGACGGATCTATCTTTAATGCGCACTCTGACGACAGCTCTTCCATGCGTCCGGCTGAAATAGCGTAGGAGACAGCGCCGCCGACTAATACGCTAGCTGGGCGAATGTGCTTAAAAATGTAAAAGCTTTCGTTCGTTTCCTTGTCGGTGAATCGTGCACAAATCGCTAGTAACTTCTTTGCCTCGATTTGATTTAAGTCGAGTAGGTCGATGTCATTTGTATACTCCAGATATTCCATGATCGTTTCAGCAACCGGTACGTCATTTACCCTGATGGCGGGTAGGGTATTCTGACAGCCATCAGATTCCGCATAATCGACAACCCTTACGCCGGTGATACTGTCAACTTGCACTCCACTAATGATGTCGTACAAAAACAGCGCGAACAGCCGATGATTGATTGCCTCGTTATGGTCAATGCGAAATATTTCAGACGATTTGGTGATTGCAAATAGCTCAATGTCTAATTTATCCTTACGTCCGTCCGTTTTGTTTGCCCAGAGAAATACGTCTGGCAGTTCTGTTTCTTTAGTCATTTTTACCTCCCTTTATTTCGTTAGTTATCGCTCGCTGTTTACGCTTTCGGCGTTGCTTCTTTCGTAAAGCCTTTTTTGTCATAACTTGCCGTCCGTTTTCAGTCGATGATGATTACGGCACAAGTACTGCAAGTTGTTGACGTCATAACGCAAATGTGGGTGAGAACCGCGCCCCTTAATGTGATCAACATCTAGGTTTTTAGTCTCGGTACATCCGGCGACTGCACACACGTGCCCAAATTTCATGTCGAGGTACGGCTTCGCAACCTTATCTCGGAACGCTGCCCACGCTTTTGCGTGTTTGCCGCACTGCGATATTTTCTGTCGTTTTTTGAATGGACAGAATGTCTGATAGTGTCTTGTGCTACCACATTTCTTACACAGCGCTTTAGCTTTATCTGTCGTCATCTACTTTATCCTCGATTATCGTTGTGATGTCTGATGTTGTAGTAATCTGTTTGACCCTACCGTTGGTGAATTTAACGGCAAAAACAATATCTCCAGACTTGTCGGTCGGCAGAGTCTTGATGTAATCCACCAAATATATAACTGCTTCTGCCGTGGTTTTAAATCGGATAATCTCCGACGTTTGCCCGCGTATACCCACGGTCTCGCCTTTGTGTCTCATGAGATAGAACGGACCAACTTCACCAAACGGCGTATCGCGTGCGGCTCGTTCTAGGTTAATGATGTATTGTGGTAAATCTAAGCTTTCCAAAATATACCCTCCTTTAATTTTTATCGGTAAACTACCCATAATACCCTCCGTCGCTGAACAGTCCCGGATCAGACTGAGGCGTAGAATCCTCAACTGTCGCCTTACGCTCATTAACAAGCCCGTAGCGCAGTGCATCGTAGAGATGGTCTTCGCCTGTTGTATCAACGTCCTCGGGTCGTTTAGTATCAACCACGAGGCTCGGTAGGGTGCGGATAAAATGAACACAGTTACTGAATACCTGCAGGTATGGCAATCCGTCTGGTGCTAGAGACAGCGCTTCATGAACAGCAGTGACTCCTTGAAGTCGGTCGTTATTGGCGGGCGTGAAGTTGATGCCTTCTTCGGTAAATCGATCAGCGATAGTTTTTCCGTCGTCAGCATTAGCGATATGCTTCCATAGCGACGGGTCGGCTAGCCTAACAGGCAGTTGCTCGTTTGATTGTTCAAGCTGCTTCATCTCGCGTGCCTGGATCCTTGGACCTTTGCCGCTAACATAATATTCGCGGTAAAGATATATCCGTTGACTAATCGGGTCACGTGCTAGCCAAACAGCACCCGCATACGTACCTCGTCCATAGTCATATGCCATCCATCTCGGCCAGTGGTTTGGTATGTTAAACGGCTCGACGACGTGTAGATGTCGCCGCCACTCGCTAAATGCCTGACCAGCAAATAGATCCCAGTTGCCATACAGATATGCTTCGCGCTTCTTTGGGTCTGCCATTGTCAGTAGACTACGCATGTATGACTGTCTGAATGACGCGCTTGGGTGGTCTTCTAGAGTGGCAGGGATAAACATACGCGTTGTCTCGATGTAGTCAATTGAGCCGTCTCGCTTGACGTACGGACGCTTGTCGTAAATTATCTGCTCAGGTGGTGCAGCATCGATAAATCGAGTCTTAACCCAACCATGACCGATACCACCTGGGTTGCCAGCTGCGAAGACGGTGAGCGGTTTGTCTGGATCGTCAGAACGAACGCGCCCAACGAGGTTGTCGTACCAGCTTTCGTAGAACTGAGTTAACTCGTCGATACCCAGCATGTGTATCTCTGAACCCTGATAGTGATTAAAATCATCTTCGTGGTTGTAGTAGCACAAGTAAATCCACGATTCGGTGGCAGTGAAGTAGTAGCCCTTTTCTTGCGACCTAAATATCATGTTGCCGTCCTTGATATATGCACGGCACTGTTTATCTATTTCTCGCATGAGGGTCTTTTTTGTGTCCTCGTACGTTCGCCGAAATAGATACGCTGCGTAGTGATCATATTCAAGGCAGCGTGTTACTGCCTCAGCAACTAGTGCGGCAGTCTTTCCTCCGCCGGCAGCACCACCGTAGAATCGCTCAAAAGCTGTCGATGTATGAAACAATGTCTGACGAGGCGAAGCAGTGTAATCCGGCACTTTGACTATCTCTGTCATGATTCTGGTGTCCTCGGAACAGTGTTAATGAACTTAACCTCACGGTTAGTGTTCTCGGTCTCATATTTGTCTTTGAAGCCCCAGTTATTCTTCAGGCTGAATATTACGCCAGCGGTATTAGTGCCAAATAGAGACTCCTCCGCGTAGGCTTTAATCTGTTCTTTCGCTTCTTTTATCGTGTTGGAAAATTCTGGATATTTCTCTGAATATGTGGTCTCATAGTCTAATAACACATCGCGTGATGTGCCTAGTGCGACAGCCAAGCCAGTAACGGTGAGTGGTTTCTGTTTGGTTTTAACTTTGCGGGTCACTTTATCCTGGACGACCTTTCCGTCTTCAATGACAATCTTTCCAGATTTAGGGTCGCGGCGGTCAATATACTCAGTTTGTTCTTCCCAGTGGGGCGCTGCACTCTTAAAGTATTCAAGTATCATGGCGCGCAGTTCGTCGATATCCTGAAACTTCATCGGACGACCGGGCGAGTACTCATATACAGGCTTTGGCGGCTCAGGTGCAGGCTCGGCTTTGCGGACCACCACATCTACAATACGCTGAGCATGCGCCTCAATCGCCACTCTGTTGTTTTTCTGAGTCATCGCCATCATCTTCCTTTCCATGTTTAACTCTTACCGCCACAATCCTCGACTCTGGATCGGCGCTTTCTTCTACGCGGCGCATATGAGAAGGCGAGGAGTAACTTCGAATAGTTTGCAGACGTAATCCAAGCTGGCGAGATAGCTCGTCGGCTGTGCCTATTCCCACTATTTCTTCTCCCTTGTACAGGACATACTCGACCGCCATAAACCTATCCCTCGCTCCGTAGTCTCTTTAGCTCTTTGCGAAGTTCAATAATGGCGCGTTCAGCACGTCTTAGCGCACTCTCAATCCGTTTGATCATTTCGTCTCTTGTCATAGCAGCGATACCTGTTCGTCTTTCTTGATAGCATCCGGACTATGCTCCATCAGCCACGCATAAGCTTTCTCGCGAGCATCTTTCTTTAGGTCGCCAGCATATAACTGTTTAGACAGAATATCGACCTTTGCTTTGAGATAGGCATCATTACGGTTGTTAGTAATTAACGTGTCAATTTCCGCAACCGTATTGCATCTATGGCAAATAAGCTTATCTACTCGGAGACACTCCCATTTGTGTACGTGCTTGCTATCGTTCATATTTTTTACCTGTCTCTGGCTGCTGCTTGGCAAGGGTGGGCATCGCCAAGCCATTTAACCGTTTTGGCACCAGTTTAATGATTAGCTAACTTCTTTCTCCTCTCGGATGAATCCGCCCTGCCACTCCCGGCGAATAATTCTTGAATGGATATGGTAAAAGCTTTTCGCCAGCAGTCTTTTATAATCGCGCGCATCAGATCGGGACCGAAAGGTTAATGACAAGTCTCTTGCTTCAAAATCTGGCTTGACGTGCCACTCGGTATAATCTTCGTCCTCGCTGCGAATTTCAAGCTCAGGCTCGTCATCTTTCTTTCTGGATAAAAGCTGTAAGATTCCCATTCTCGGATTCCTCCTTAAGTTTCGATAGTTATTCCGCCGTGCTCCGCCCATATCTTGGATGCACACACCTTCCAGACGTACGAATCATCCTCGCAGAGATGATCCAGAAACGCCTTGACCAGATTGTCTATATCCGGTTTCTGCTGGTGCGGGCATCCATTCATGGCTTTACGCTTCTTGTTTGACCAACTTTTTGGCATGGGCAGAGCAAATTCAATCGTAAACGTTTCAGGCGGCTCATATCCTGGCAGTTTCAGCCTTAGTTCGTCGCCGTATGCTCGATAACTCATCACTGACGGACGCTCATTCCATTTATCGCTTCTCGTCATGCGAGGTTTGCTAACTGGTGTAATACTGATATGTTTTTTCATCTCTTCTTTTCACTTTGCGAGCGAAGCAGAGAATAAACAAAGACAGTCACATCAGTAATGAGAATTGCTCCGAGGATTTGTGCAATCGGTAAAGTCCCGATTGCGGTTTCCATATGCTGGACTCCAAAGAGCTTTATTCCCGCTACTATCTCTGCGGCGCGGACCATGATAGTCCAAGCATTGTCTAAAAAGACGGTTACGTTGTTGATTGCTGTTTTAAGTTTGCCCATAGAGTTGATCTCCTTTCCGGCTGTTTTTGTTGTTTATTACCACCAATGTCCCGGGTAGGGGCGCGGGTCGGTACGTTTCCAGAACACGGCGGCTGCCTGCCAACTACCATATCGGCTGATGGCGTAATTGTGACACCAGCGTAGCTGCGTAACGGGATTTGTCATGTAGTCATCTCCCGCAGATGCCATCTTGGTCGCTGGCAGGCTCTGGCACAATCCGTATGCGCCAGAGCCGCCTTTGCTCCAAACATTGTGCCGCCAAGAACTTTCGTGTTCGATGATGTAGTCTACTGATATCCAATCGCTTTCGGGAATACCAGCGGCACGCAGCAAGTCGTACTTAGTGCTTGGCGGTTTTGCTTCGGACACCGCCAAAACTGTCTGAGGCTTTGGTGATATCGTCTGCTGAGGTTTTTCAGCGGGCTTGATAGTCTGCTGTTTCTGAATCTCGTTATTGTGTGATAGCGGTGCTGCCATCTCTTCCTGGGGACGTTTAGCCGCTGGCATGAGTAGTGCTACTATTGCTACCACGAGGACCATGCGTATGATACGAACGGTTTGTACCTCCATTTCTTGTTATTATCAGCCTTCCGGTATTGAGCTCTCTGTCGCCGCTTGTGATTATTATTTCGGCCGTTCGCTTAAATACGGGAAGGTGATTGTTGTCTGCAAAAGTCAAATTGTTAACGTTCTCAACATTTCCATCAGGAGTTTTGCTAACCCTGCGGAACAGCTAAACCCGTTAGTTGTCCCGGTTGGAATAACAAAAGAGAGGCATGCCTTGCGGTGCATGCCTCTCTTTTACGAAAAATAACCCGCAAGGCGAGCTCCAGAACAAATAAAAAAGGTACCTTCTGGTACCTTTGAATAATCTACTTCATAACTTCGGTTGGTGCGGGTAAGGAGACTCTAACTCCTGGCCTCTTCCATGGCAAGGAAGCGCTCTAACAACTGAG